TGATGTCATTTCAAAAGCCATTCTTGGTAATTTAATTGCCATAGGAGAATCAAATCCAGTTTCTTGGTCTAAACGGGCAAGAAATTTTTGTTTTGGTCCATAAGCTAAAGGAACTCTTACTTGATTTAATACACTACCATCTGCAGCTTTTCTAATAACTCTTAAGTTATTGAATAAAGTACCAAAGACCGCAACGGACTTTCTCATTGTAGCATGATAGAAATGGTCACCAAACATTAGTAAGTCTCCGATGGGTCGCCAAATGGATTAGACTCACTAAAGTCTATAAATCCATCTGCATCTATTTCAAATTCCATATTTTGAGCAGCCTCATCTGTTGAGAACACTCTACCACTTGTTGTATCTGCAATACTATCATATATCGCATTTATATATCCAATATATTCAGTATTATCACCTACAAGTGCTACTGAATTTGATTCAATAAATGTTTTATATTCGGTTGAACCAGTTACACCAATATTTGCAACATATATTTGTGAATTTGTATCAGATACTTTTGTTCTAGAAACAACTTCACCAAATACAACTACACCATCTGATATTGTTTGTCTTACAGTTTCGCCAACCTCATAGTGATTACCACCAGTAATATTAATATCCATTGATAATTGATATGCAGACTGAGCAGTTTTAGTATCAATTTCTGCAACACCAGTATCGAATTCTTCATCATTGAATTCAAATAATGAACATTGCATTTTATAAACTGGTAAGTTTGATAATTGATAGAATGGTGAATCATCTTCTACATAAGATATTTCAAAGAAACTATTTGTCATTGGTAAGAAGATTAAATCTCCTTCCTGTGGTCTTGGGTCAACTAAGTTAGATGAAAACACACCAATTCTTGAATCCCATCTTCTTCTTGATACAACAAACGTTGCTTCATCTCTGATTTCTAATCCAAATTTAGAATATAAATCTCCAGCACCTTCAAAGCCTTCAGTATTTTCAATATACATTTCCATGAGATAAGCATCATCGAATTTTGATGCTGGGTCTTCGTTTAATATATTATCACGATTGACAAGAGTACGTGGAATGTAATAGACATCTTGTCCATATATTCCTAGTGATTCTATTATCAGGTCTTCGTAAAGGTTTTGTTCACTCTTAACGGCCTGAGAAAAATATACATTTCTCGGCATGTTTTATCCTGTCATGAAGTCGACTGGTTGTTCCCAATTAAGTCTTGCTTCTTCTTCTAATCTGGTTATTTCTTCGTTGGCATCATCAAATAATTGACGTCCATTAAATGTTACTCCACCTGGCATTACCATACCTTCAAACTTTAATAAGTTTTGACCCCATTGTCTTTTCATTAAAGCAGTTGCATATCTCTTTAAAAAATAATCGTTATATACATCTGTATATGTATCAGGGTCTATTATACGATAACATTCTACAATTAAGTAATCACCAACAATAACTTCTTCAGACCAGTCCATAAATATTTCTAATCGATTCTTATGTCTTTCAAAGTTAATATGTTTCTCGTCTGAATCAACAACTACATCTAATAAAGATAAAAATTGTCTTGACATTACATATTCGGTTAAATTACCCATAAAGCCGACTGAATGAATATCGTTTAAATGTATTTGATATCTTATATCAAACATATCGGTGGATGTAACAGAATCTCTGATAGGCATAACTCTTACAACATCTGTAATTAAGTCATTGACTGCAATATACTTATTATCGATATCTGTTTGAGTAACCTGATGTTTTAAATAAAACTTTTCGATTGAATCTGCATGATAGTGTTGATAAAACTGTAATGCCTCATCGACTCTATCATCGATTTGGTCTTCATCAAGATTTATCTCAATTACTGGTGCACCTAAACTTCTTAAGCAATAATCGATAAATGTTTGTCTACTATTTGGTTTTGCCATATTTAATTCCTATTATATTCTATTTATAATAGTTTGTTATTTAAAGTGTATTTTCTTCGTTTGCTGTTCTTTTAGCTTCTTTTATTGCATCAGTCCATACTGCTGTAGCGATACCTTGTACTTCAGAACTTTCACCTGATACATCTGTATCTGTATGAGTCCAAGTATCGTCATCATTCTTTACAGAGTTTACACATTCTAATGCGTGTCTATGAAAAGACCTTGATAGCTCTACACCATCTTCTTTGATGACTGTAGCTGTTCTTACTTGTATAGATTTGTAGTCTCCTACAACCTCTATTTTATCTTCTATTATTTCTTTTGTTATTGCCATTTTTTTCTCCTATGTCCGTACCTAGAATCCACTAGGTATATTAGTTGTTATGCTGCATGATAAATTACTGTAAAACGTAATTTTTTACCTGACAAATTGGCGTTAGTTAATGCTGTTCCACCATTTACTCTAAACCAAACGGCTGTGGTGCTATTCATTGAAGCAGTTACAACATTATTTGTATCATAGTTTTGTTCAGTAACAACACCACCATGTTCTGATGCAGAAGCTACTGAGGTAAATGGAACATTTAACTGTGCATAAGCAGCATTACTTGTTCCAGGCCATTGAACTTGAGCTGAAGCTACTACAAGTCTACCGACTTTTGTATATTTGTTGTTTGATACTGTAAAACTTAAACCTGCTCCACTTCCATCAGTTACTGTCCAAGTACCTTCTTCATAATCGTCAAGCGATTCTGCAGCAGTAGCTACACTATTAGCAGGATTAAAGCTTAATCCGTATTGTGAAAAACACCACCTATTGGCACCACCTCTATCTGAAATTGTAAATGTTCTTGGTGTGGCACTATCTGAGTTTGTAAGTCTACCCATTTCCCATGTAAGACCACTAAATACATTATTTGCAGTGTTATTTTGACCATCATACAAAACAGTTTTTGTATATGTATCAGAACCTTTGTAGTGAAAGTTAAGTGGCACTGCACCATTATAGACTACGTCACTATCTACTATTTGTTTATCAGACCTTACATTACCTTGTTTATAATAATCATAAGATGGTATTGTTCCTGTTACGCTACTGCTAGTTGCTCTTAAATTTTGCCCAGGTTCAATATTTCCACTAGAGTTTGGTGGCACAGCTGTAGAATTAGGGTCGAGATAATTACTACCAACAGTCCATGAAGTATCAACATTTGTTAATGTTGCGCCATAATTTGAAATTCTCCAACGCGATGTTGAAGCCCAAGCAGCGCTAAATTGAACCCATATTTGTCTACTAGTATCTACTCTTACAACTACAGGCACTCCTTCAGATGTACTTTGGTCATGCTTAATACTAAAAGAAGCACCACCGTTAAATCCTGAGTATGCTATTGTTCCTTTTGTAAATCCTGGGTAATTTTCATCGGTTTTAGTTTCATACTCTATTACGCCTCTACAATTACTTGGAGCAATTTGTGCTATTCTAATCCAATAATATCTTAATCCATTTGTTGCGTCATATACGTAGGAAGATGCACTTCTCCAAAGACTTGATTCTACTGTTGAACCAGATGTTTGGTCATTTCTTTTAAGATTAGAAGCTGAAACAACACCACCTGATACTACTAAATCACCTCCTGGAATAGTTACGTTTCCAGACGAATCCATATCTATACAATTTGTTGAACTAAATCCATACGATATTCTTAATTTATTATCTGAAGTATCTTGAATTGCATAATAATTACCACCTGTAAAATCACCATCATAGTCTAATAATAGATAATTTGATGACCCACCAGATTTAAAAGGACCAGTTGCTGTAATACCTGAAGATGCAGTTATACCACCACTAAAGATAGTTCCTATGTTGGTTAAATTATTAGAATGGAAATTATATCCGCCTGTAGCACCAATAGTAAGTCTAGTACTTCCATCTGTTTTGAATAGTAATTGAGTTGAAGCACCATTCGCCTCAACTACATGGTCAGTTGCATTTGCCATACCAATTCTCATATAACGAGAAGTGTTATTAGTAGATGATAACTTCAAATAAGGATAATCAGTTTTACCATTAATTTCTAACTTTTCATCTGGGTCATTAACACCAATTCCAACGTTACCACCAAGTGGGTTTAAACTTATTGCATAATTAGCAGCACTTGTATCTACAACATAACCAGATTGAATATACGAAGTATATGGTGAACTTGCAATAGTACCAAAAATCATACCATTACCACCAGTTGACTGGAATTTTACAAGACCTTTTGTCTCATCTATTGTATCATTAGAAACATCCATGTGCACATGTAATGGATGTGTTGGACTTACACCATAAGTAGCAGTACCTATTCCAACTCTGCTATTACCATAATCAATTGTCATTCTGCCAGAAGCATATTGCATTTTTTGACTTGCTATTTGAGCTAAACCAACTACTTCATGTGAACCATTATTAAACTTAATACTTCTATTACCACCTTGTAATCTAAAGTTACCATCAGCTTCTACAATATTAGTTGACGCTCCAACATCAGAACTTAATTGATTTATTAATAATTGACCATCACTTGCAAGGCGCATTTTTTCGCCACTACCAATAGTTCCACTTGCACCAAATACTAAATCACCAGTATCGTTATATAAATGGTAATGTGCCGAACTATCATTTGGTGTTAATTTTAATCCGTAATCAGTTCCACCATTATTATAAGAACCAACTTCTAAATTACCAACATTTCTAGCTAATAAATTATTTTTTAATTCAACTTCACCATTTTCTGCAACTCTAAATAATGTATCTGCAGTTGCAGGTGCACCACTATTTGCTCCAATAATAAAACTTCTATTAGTTTGGTCATTATTTTCATCCAATAATAAGTAAATACTTTCTTGAGAAACGATTGCTAAATTAGAACCAGTATTAGTTTTAACAACTTTTGTGTAAGCATCGGCGCCTGTATATTCTTGTATTGTAAGATTTGCTGCAAAGGTGGCAGAAGCAGCAGATTGGTCTAAAAGTAGTACTGGACTTGCTGCACTTGTATTATTTCCTAAATATACATCTCCATTATCTCTAAATATTAAAGGGTAATATCCATTAGTAATATCTTTAAAATTTAAGTAACCAGCAGAACCAATTTGTAAATTCCACTCGTAATTTGTTTTAGTTGTTCCGCTTGTTCTTGCGATTGTCAGGCTTGGAAAATAATCTCCAACTGACCTGACTTCTATATCATTATTATCTGCTTCGGTGGATAAAATAGCCCCACTAGAGATAGTTCCTATGTTGGTTAGGTTTCCTGAAGAGGTAATAATTTCTGTACCAGATATAGCAACATTACCACCAACATCTAAAGTATGAGAAAGACTATTAGCACCTCTTGATATACCAAGTTTATTTGTTTCAATAGTTAAAGCAGTTGAGTCTGCATCTTGGTCGTAAATAAGTAATGCGTCTGGATTCCACGCCTGTCCGTTATAAAATCTCCATTTTCGTGTATTCGCAGTAGAACTATGTAGCTCTATATAATTATGTCCTAAAGCATCTAAGACTAGATTTCCTGTACTTGTTATAGCACCACTATTAATAGTTCCTGTTACATTAATATTCTTATTGAAATCCCACTCATCATTTGTGCCATCATATGTAATTGTGGCACTTGCTCCATCAACAGTAATACCCGCGCCATCTGCTGCAGCTGCATTAGCTGCTCCTGTTGCTAACTGAATATTTAAATCATCTACATTTACTGTAGTAGAATTAATTGTGGTTGTTGTTCCGTCGACTTGTAGATTACCAGCGATAACGACTGTTCCAGTATTGTCTCCTACAGCAGCCGGGTCGATAGTAAATGTTGCGGGACCTGCTAGATATCCGCCAAGTGTTAAGTTTCCACTAATGTCTCCATTACCATTAATATCTAAAGCCGTGGCTTCAACTTCTCCTGTACTTGTAATAGCACCACTAGAGATAGTTCCTATATTGGTTAGGTTTCTTGAGGAGTCTATGAATTGAGTATAGCCTATAGAAAGTCCATTTGTTGAGTGAAACCTAACATTTTTCCAATTTAAGGTACTACTAAAATTTCCAAAATCAAGTGAACTTGAATCATTAGCTACTGGCCAAATACTGTAGGTACCAGTGCCAGGTGAGGTTCTTATACCATAACCAAATATTTGTGTGTATCGACTACTTGTACTGTTTACTATAAGATATTTTGCTCCTGTGCCTGCAGCAACAGAAATATTTCCTATTGAATTAACATTACCGTACGTTCTATTACCATAAATATAATCACCAACTCGCGTATCTGTATAATATAAATTAGTTGAACCTTCTGTTAAATCATCTGTTGTTGCAGCTGCAATTCGAGCATCTGCTCTTGCATCTGTAAAGTAAAGATTAGTACTTCCTTCTGATACATCATCGGTATCAATTGAAGTTAAATTACTTGTTGATACTGTGAATGAAGTATGTAACATTGCAGAAGTAATAGTATTATCTGCAACATGGTCGCTTGTAATATAGTCATTAGGTATTTTACCAGTATTTAACTGACCATTACCATCTACTAATTGTGCTAATCTTCTGTTTAATGTATATGCCATTTAACTATTTATACTCCATCTACGTGGTCTATAACTGCCTGAGGTGTATTATCAATAACAACCTGTGCTGCATCTCTTTCTTCATTGTCTTTTACAATTAAAGGATTTGGAACTGTTTCTGTTATAGTGGTATCAGTGTCAAAATCAGTAGATGTAACCTCTACTGTTGCTTCAAGAGGTTCAATTGCGGGAGTTACAACCGTTTCCGTAATATCTTGCATTTCTTCTGTTTCTTCGTTCCACTCTTGCCCAATCACAATTATTTTACTTGATTCAGGTACACCTACAGAAAGTTGATACTGTTCTAATCGAGCACTTGCTGTTTTATATGCTTCTACTTGTTGTTCAAATAGTTTTGTATCTGCATCAGTTTGAATAGATTCTGGAATATCAACGTCCCAATTACTATCTCCATTTTCAATAATATCATCTAATATTTCTTGATAATCTCTATTTTTTAAATTTAATGGGATAATAGAATCACCTAATTTAATTCCAGTAATACTATCATCGTAAGGTGAATTTAATATTGAATAAGTCATTTTTAAAAGTCCGCGTCAAACCATATAGCATCTTCGCTATAAAGTTGTTGAAAATTACTTGCTGTAGTAGTTGTTCCAGTTATAATTTGCAATTCTCCCCCAGTTACTTCTGACCCACTAACTTGGGTAAATCCATTATATGAAATAGATGGCGAACTAGCAGTTCTCATTGTAACAAAGGTATCTGCAAAAGTAAATGTAGTATTATTAATTGAAACCGTTGGTTCTGTTCTCATAGGTGTAAAAAATCTAAAGGCGAAAGAAACAGCAGCTCCTGAACTATTACTGTAACCTGAAGTGCCTATTCCCATTTTTTGAAAATATCTTTGGCATAATTTTAATTCTTCATCATAGCTTCTATGTTCAAATGGAGTTGCTATTTCTCCAAGCTCCATTTGAACTTGTGCAATTTCTACATATTCATTTGCTAAAATATCCTCTCCACTAGATTTTGCAAACATCGGATGTATCTGGTAATTACTTCCCACTGTTGCATTAGTAGAACATGGTAATTGCCATTCTATTTTATGCCATTGCTCATCATCTATTAAATCTTTGTCAATAATAACACAAACAGCGCTGTCACAATATCTAGGTTGAACAGTTGGACAGTTAGTTCTATACCAATACGAAACAGTAAATGTTTGACCTAAATGCCATCTTTCTATTTCAGGGGTATTAATTAAATGCCAAAATGGTGCTCCTCCATTACCTGTTTCAGTAATTTTAAGACTATATGCATAATCGCCATTCGGCAGTATGACTTCATGTCTCCTTAATGTGTGATTTGTAGTACCATAAGGCCTGTTTTGCCATTTGTCAAGAATATATCTAAAAGAGCTTGTGCTAGTATAATCACTAGTTATTGCTCGGTCTCTTTGCCCTACTAAAAAATTTCCATTTATTAATATATTTTTACGACCGGCACCAATTAAACTAAACTGTTCCTGTGGTGTCTCAGCACGTAACATTGCTTCACCTGCAATTCCTGAAGGTTTATCGAGTTCAGCAATTTTTTCTCTTATATTAATTTCTGGTTTTGTAATTTTTACTGCCATCTTATTATTCCTCTACCACTAATTCACTACTAGCACTAATTGCCGTACCTACTGCATCTGTAGTATTATCTACTCTATTTAGTCCTTGAAATACTGAGCGTCCTGCACTTGTTCCGACATGAAGCAATTCTGTGTCGTCATCGTATGCAAGTGCTGAAACATCATCACTAGAGCCATAAAGAGTTGCTTTTGCATTTTCTGCAAAAAGATGTTTTTCGTCATTGTATATTTTCTTAATCTGTTCTTGTGATGGTACTGTAGCAGACATTCTAAGTAATGCAACCTTACCTCCTCCTGGATTAATACTTAATCCTTCTCCGCTATTAACAGTACCAGTATGAGTAGCAGTTGTGTATTCAAGATTACCATTTACATACATTCTAGTTATACCACTTTGTCTTGTAAGAACAATACAAATCCATCCTTTACCAATAGTATTATAATCTGTAATTGCCCAACTTGCATTTCCAACTTTAAATAATATTTTACCATCATAAGTAGCATTTGAGTCAGGATGAGTTCTTAAAGTAAGATATTGTTCTCCCCCTCTTTGAAACATTTGAGCCCAATCACTAAGAGAAGAATCTTGTCTATACCAAATAATAGTAGAAAGGTCTCCAGTACCAAAATCTAAATCGGCAGTATATGGTTGAAATAGATAATCTGAATTACCATTACCTATACTTCCTGTTGTGGAATAAGATATAAGTTCAGCACCTGTTGCAACAGCACTACTATCAATTGTACCATATTTTATAAAGTGATTATTATTAACACTTCTATCATGAGCAGGCATTTCATATACTTTAAAATTATCAACTGTTACAGCTGCAGTAGCATAAAGAGATATACTACTTTGATTATTGGCATTTTGTTTCCACATAGCAAAATATTTTGTACCACTAAGTTGAATAAATCCAACATCAACATTTGTAAGCCCACTCGTATAAGGTTTTAATACTCCAGACTGATGTCTGTTTACTAATAAAAGAGTTCCAGCGTTTCCTGATGTAACATCTAATTCTGCATAATACCAATTACCACCAACAAAATTGCTTGTGGGGGTTCTACTAATATAGGCTACGCCCGAACCTGAATAAGAGGCAGTACCTCCCGATACACTCCATTGAGAATCTGTAGACCAATCACCAGCATTTGCAAATGTTCCAGCACCTCCAACATAATCGGTATTATCAACCGTTGAAGTGCTAGAAAGTGTGGCTAACCTAATATCACCTTGCATCCAACCGGTATTGTAAGCCGAGTTGATATAAGCTACTGATGATTTACTATAGACATCATAATTTCTCCAATATTTAACTAAATTAGAAGTGCCATTATTTTTTCCATTTAATGAAACTCCACTTTCATCGGCTGCAATTTTATTTAGCTGACCAAGTGAATTACCAAGTGTGGGGCTAAAATTACCATTATAAATGTTACCACCAGCAATAAGATTACTATCACCTGATGATACAGTAATATTACCTGCAGGTATAGGATATCTAAATACTAAACCTTGACCAGTAGCGTTACCTACATGCGCAATTATGTAGTTTTCTTCATCAAAGGTAAGAAACCCAGAGAATACCCAGCCATTAGCTGAAGTTATATCAACAATACTTCCATTATCCTTAATCACACTCACGCCACCATTCGTAGAAATTGCTATGGTTGGCACAGGAAGTCCTGTGCCAGAATTGATTGGTGCGTTGGGAAGAACGGTCATGGTTACATCAGAAATATTATCGCCCACTATATCATATATACTACCTTGATAATTAACTATAAAGCTGCTATTACGAAACACTATAGGTCTTTGTATGTCCCCAGGCGCACCTCCATATTTTATAAAAAACTCGTCTATAAAACTAACAGTACTTAATCCAGATACAGTGCCAACATTTCCACTTACACCAATACAAAGCACACCATTTTTCATAGAGGCACAAGTATTATCTTCTCCAGAGTATCCCGAGCCGTGCCATGTGTAAGATGAACCAGCATTAAGCCCATTAAACACCATCCACATCGGCATATCTGGGTCATCACCATCGTAAATAGTAACCTGAGCCGCTTCAACTACTATCACAGCAACACATGGAAATTCTTTTCTACTACCACGAGTGCTAGTGTTAAGTGGTTCGTTATACCAACTTGTATGTTGTGTGCGCTTTCTCCAAGCACCACCATCGGAATCTTTGCGTGTATCATATACGAATACGTCAACTGCTGTGTCTGTATTACTTTCTGCGATTGCTTTTAATTTTGCGTTTTCTACTAAAGCTGTTCCTGCAACTTCTAATTTTTGAGTCGGAGCAGTTGTACCGATACCAACGTTTCCTCCTGTAGCAATAGTAAAAGGACTACTTAGTGAATCAGCAATATCAACACCGGACGAGCTACTTGTATAATATCCAATACTAAAAGTATTACTTTGACTTGGCCCGTGATTAACTATTCCCCAATGTTTTTCTTCATTTGAAAGAATTAAAGCCGATGCATTGCTTCCTCCATCAGTTGCAACAATTTGTAAACGACCTTCAGTATCTTCTACTATGGCTGTAGCATATAAATCATAATGCTGAGTTGATGCTGCTGTCTTTTTAACATGAAGTTTTGCTAATGGAGATGTTTCTCCTATACCAACGTTTCCATTAGTATCGATGGTCATTCTGACTCCAGCATTAGTTTTTAATTGTAGGTCATGGTTTGAGTCTGTACCTATAACACCTCTTGCAGATTGTGCTTGTAAATTAATTAAAGCACCACTAGCTCTTTCAACTTCTATTTCACCATTGCCTGAAGACAAAACATGAAGATTAGCGTTTGGCGAAGTCGTTCCAATTCCCAAGCTCTCTTCACTTGCATCCCAAAAGAACTTAGCTGTTGTGCCGGTGTCTTCATAGAAAGAGATGTCTCCATAAGTCCCAAGTGTCATACGTTTTGTATCTGTGACACCAGTATAAAAATTCATTTCAGCAAAAGCATCAACACCAATCTCTTTAGCTTCAATGTAAGTATAATTAGCTCCTGAAGTATTAGTTATTCCTAAACCAAGACGAGTAGCTGTTTGATTTGAACTGCTGTCAGTATTAAGTATATTCACAGGAGTAATTGTTCCTGTACTAGAACCCTCAACAGTCAAACCATCAGCAGTGATAGCACCACTAGAGATAGTTCCTATGTTAGTTAGGTTTTTAGCTGCAAAGTTATGTTGATTGCTTATATATTGATATACATATCCTGAATTAGTTTCATCATAAAAAGCTATTTGTCCACTTCCACCTATAATGCTTATATCAGGATTGTTGTCAGTATCAACAAAACTTAATTTTGGATAAGTGCTTGTAATTGTAATATCACCAGTAGCATTTATAGCACCACTAGATATAGTTCCAGCTGAAATATTACCAGAAACTCCTAGAGCATTTGTACTAGGATTATATGTAAGTCCGCCGTCTGATAATCTTGCCTGTGAACCAGCTCCACTACTATTTCCACCACCATTAGTAGAAGCAAATGTAATATAATGAGTGGCATTACTTCCTGTTGCATAAACAGGAGTATTACTTGCTGTGTTAGCATTACCAGAAAGAGTTCCAACAAAAATTGTTGATGCAGAAGAACCAATTGTTGTTGGCATTCTAGCATCAGCTAATCTTCCACTATCAATATTTGAAGCAGCTATGCTACCAGTAATTGAGCCTGCTACATTTATATCTTTATTAAAATCCCACTCATCATTAGTACCATCATAGGTAATTGTGGCTGATGCTCCATCAACTGTAATTCCAGCACCATTGGCTGCTGCAGCATTTGCTGCTCCTGATGCTAATGTAAGATTTAAATCATCAACTTCCAATGTGGTTGAATTAATTGTGGTTGTTGTACCATCAACCTGAAGATTACCTGCAATGACAACTGTTCCTGTATTATCGCCTACTGCGGCAGGGTCAATTGTAAATGTGGCAGGTCCTGCAATATAACCTGTGGTTGTAAT